CACTTTCGGATACTTCAAGATAAATGTAGTCTCCAACTTTGGATGAGGAAGAGTAATATTTACCCTTCAACATACAATCATCTACTGCTTCTCTAAATTCTTTAGCGTTCACTGTAAACTTCAAATGCTCATCTCCGCAAGTTCTAGAATACCGTCCCACTTAACTTCACCTTCGTTGTCAAAGGTGCAGAAAGAGATTTTCTTACCGACCATTTTAGGAAAGTATTTGCTACTCTTAATTGTAGCCACATACTGCATTCCCTTGATAGTCATGCGCTGATTTGTGCGAATGACTGTGTGGAGTTTTGAATCCACACGGTTCCAAATGGCTTTTGCTGGTTCGTCTCTAAATGGTTCCTTTGTGTGTGTGATAAACAAACGATGGCACTCAAGAGCAATAGCCTCGCCAATTACGGTCTTGAAAGGATTATTTCTTTGATGCCATTCCTGTTGCTTTTGTGGTTTGTAAGGTCGCATTCTAGAATTTTCCATGCCCGTCATGTAAGTGGTGCAATCATCAAGCCATGAATCTACACCATCCCAAACAAAAAGAACAGGTTCTTCACTTCTCTTAATTTCATTAGCAACATGAGCAATAAAAGTTCTAATGTTGCCTTGAGTTTTGTATGGGTCGGAATCGCCATTTTCGTCCTTAGCGTTAGGATTGTAAATAACAATGCGATTCGTAGAATCATGATTTGTTTTCCAAGTGGGGACTGCCCCCACATCACAATCCAAGTAGTAGGTCTTAAGGTTAGTATCCATCGCTAGTCCCGATTTTCCGGTCTTCGCTTCGCCTTCAATCCCTGCAAGAAGCAAGTGCTTCTGCGACATATATTCCTGTTGTTGCGCTTTTAGAATAGCGTCAAAGCCATCCAACTTAATTTCTGTTTCTTCTTTCTTCATATTATCACCTAATTTTCATTTATTTTTTTCCAATGTTCTTGTAATTCTTCCAAGTCTTCTTTAGAATGTAAGACGATTCTTACCTCCTTTGTTCCGATATGGAGTTTGACATGATAGTTTTCGTCTTCCCAATTCTGTTTGAGGGTAATGAAATTCACCTGCTTCAAATCCACAGTCCATTTATCCTCAAAATAAATATATTGTCCATCGTATTCCAACATTAAACTTCCCTCCCATCTGCATCAAAAGCCCATGCTTTGTATTCCAAAAAGAAAGATTGGAATTCATCTAAGGAACACTCTTCAAGAATGTAGTCTTGAGCCGCCGAGTGGATTTTCAAGAGAACTCTCTTCTTGCCGTCAAGATATTCCCAAGAGATATGTTGTATGTTTTCATAGCGAATAAACGCTCTAGAAGTTTCAATTGTTTTTGTTGTAATGTTCATGTAATCACCTTGAATGGATAGGGCATCGCACCCATCCGAGCGTCTGTTTTCCCTTGACCTACGCTTACGCCAAGCACGAAGATAAGACGGTGTTATTGCCCAATTCCGCCTTGGGAATGGTGACTAGTATCAAAACCAGTCCAAGTCTTCCTCCGTTGCCTGTTCAATCTCAACAACTTGTCCACGGCGCTCTTTAACAAACATGCCGCTAACATTGATAGTGACGGGTTGAAGTCCTTCATCCGTTTCTCGTTGTGAAGTGCGACCCACAACAGTCACAGTAGAACCGATTCCAAAGTCAATCTCAATACCTTCGGGAATCCAACAAGTAACCATACCTTCTTCTTCGTAGTCAAATTCCGCCGTAAGGTCGGTAATGTTGATGATACGGTTTCCGTTGGCTGTTGGAGTCATATTGATGTTGCACACCGTTCCGTTTGTGATAACGAACCGCTCTGCTACTGGCTTATCCATCATGTTAGAATGTGCCTCTTGCAGATTGCCGAGATACACAACATGGTTAGGGGCCGCAGAAGCAATCAAGTTATGCTTGTTCAATCCCGAAGTGTCTCTGTAAAGTTCGCCTTCGGGGTCTTGCTCATCATTCATTCGGAGACTTCCAATGGTCTTGTCCGTGAAACCGTAGATGTAGCCATCACGGTTAGAATCCTTGATAACAACCATACTAAGCCACTTGAAGGTTTCCGGTTGGAACTCAATACCTCCCTTGTTCTTGTAAGAGAACTTGTAGAGTTGATACTGTTCATCGTCGTGAACCTTACCGATGAAGATACCGCTTCTTCGCATGACTGGATTGAGAGGCTTGCCGTAGTTGGCATTCTCTCCACCGTTTTGATAGCGAGGATTATTATCAAGAGGGATGATGATAGAACCATCCTCTAACTCTTGAACACAGTCGGGCAACTTCTTGACCATTTTGTTTTGAACCTCATCGTTGTGGTAGCGAGAAACAGAATAAAACCCGTTCTCTGCCTCTTCAACAATAGCGACAAAGCCGCTCTTGTGGGCGTTGAATGGGTCTTCTTTCCACTCTTCTACTGCTCTTCGTCGGTTGTATTCATTCAAGTCCCTAGGTTGTTCTAGAGAGATGAAGAAGCCAAAGGCTTGCTTGGCAAGTCCTCCTCCGCCACCGTTTGTTTCGTTGTTCGTAGACTTCTTACTACGGATAACTTGTGCCGCATAACTACGCCACATGGCAATAGCCACGGGGTTGTCGGATGCAAGGTTACCGTTCTCCGCTCGTATTTCATCAAATTTCAGTTGGGCTTCCTCAACGGAAATACCCAACTTCTCTGCCGCTTTCGCAATTTCGTTTTGCATTTTTTTTCACCTCTTATATTAGTTGGCCCACCATCCATGAAGCAAGTAATTTCGGGGTCATGGTGGTGGAACGCCACTCCCCTTCTCCAATCACTCGCAGGAATTTCAGTTTCATTTTAGCCTCCATATCACATCGGATAATGTATTCGTGCAATCCAATGCAGATTTCCTTAGCGGAACGACCTGCGTAGATTGCTTGATGAATTTTTTCCAATGCTTCTTGATGATTTTTATTGATTATTGTTGTTATTATTTCTTCATACTCTTGAAGGCCTTTCTCAATTTGTCTCGTTAATGTTGTTCCCGACACGATGCTAGCCTGCAACTCGGTGAGTGTTCTACGCAAATCACCTTGTAGTGAGTATATGAATGCTCCTAATTCGTCTTCCGAAGGGATTCTGTGACCCTCCTTCTGCAAAACCTGTTTGACAATACGACCGACTAAATCCAATGGAAGAGGATTAAATCGGTAATTTGCACATCGGCTCTGTAGAGCATGAATGATTTTATTCCTGTCATTACAGGTGATAATGAATCGGATGTTCATAGAATATTTTTCCATGATTCTCTTCATGGCGTTTTGGGCATCTCTTGTCATGCCATCCATCTCATCTAAAAGGATGATACGGAAAGGAACATTGTCCCCAATAACTGCGCTTTGGGCAATCTC